AAGGTAGACAATTACGTAAAGGATTGGCGAAAGAAGGCAGACGCTGAGATAGCCAAGGCAAACCAAACTTTTGAAAGCGGCCTTAAAGAAAAGTACGATTTCGTAGAGAAAGGCAAGCCAGCACCCCAGCCGAACCCGCAACCGAAGCCAACCCCCGGCGGCATTACCTTAGAACAGATTAAGGAGCTTATCCACAGCGAAATGGCTGGCGTACAGCAGAGTATTACAGACATTAACGCCGGACGGGTAGCAGCAGACCGGGAAGCCCGTTTTGTCAAAGCCTTAGACGATGCCGGAATCAAGGGGAAGACCCGCGACCTTCTTTTAGACGGGTTCAAGGGCAGAACCTTTGCAGACGATGCAGCCTTTGAGAGCTTCATGACTACGCAGGGAACGGAACTAACCGCACTTGCACAGGAACAGGCCGACAAGGGGCTGTTAAGCGGAGGAAAGCCGATATTCGGAGCCGTGAACGAGCAAGGCGTTTCCAAAGCCGTACAGGACTACATCGCTTCGCGCACTTCCGGCGACACCCTTACGGGTAAGGAAATTTAAGTTTAACCATTTAACGCAGTTCAAACTATGAGCTTGAAGATTAAGCGACAGAGCGACACGCGAGTAGTACACGCCTGCACCCACAACCTTGCAGACATTCCCAACGGCGTAACGGTATGTTCCAAGGAGCTGATACCGGGAACCCGCCTAAAGGAAGGTTCGGCTATTGGTTTGGGTTCCGACGGACTCTATCACGTAGTCAAGACCGCCGAAGTATTGGAAGCCGTAGCAGCATCGGGAACCGCCATCAAGGTAGCCAAAGGCCACCACTTCAAAGCTGGCGATTTCGTGATGGCAGCAATTAACGGGAAGGCTTACGCCATTTCCGCTATTGACACCACCAGCGACCCCACCTACGACACCATTACGATAGGCACAGCCATTGGCGCAGTAGCCAAGGGCGCAGTAATTATGCTGGCCGACGCAGAGCACGCCTCCAGCGGTGCAGCCTTTAAGTACACCCCGAAGGCACTTACAGGCGACCACTACGACGTTAAGGATTTGGAAAACCACCTCGTTAGCGCGGTTACTATTGGCCAGTTCAAACAGAGTGTTATCCCGCCTATTTCGGACGCTATTTTTAGCGCACTGAAGGGCATAGTATTAATCTAAAGAGAAAGGCAGTAAGTTATGATACAGACTCTTATGGTAGGACTTGTAGAGCGAGACATGCAGGGCGTAATTAACAGCTACGACCTGAAGCCTTACTACTACCCTACGCTTTTCCCGTTGAAGCAGAACTATACGCTTACGTGGAAAGCCCTTGAAGCACAAACGGGCTTGAAGATTGCAGCCGACCTCGTAGCGCGTGGCGTTTCCATTGACAAGAAGACACGCGAAGCACTTAACCGCATACAGGGCGACATCCCCAAGATTGCGATTAAGCGCACCATGAACGACGAGGAGCTGGACGATTACGACGTTATGGTAGCCATGACTTCGCAGAACCCCGACCTTCGCGCTTTGGTTGAGGTTTGGGCGAAAGATACCGAATACTGCTGGACAGGCGTAGCCGCCCGTTTGGAGTGGATGGCCTTGCAGCAGATTTCGCTTGGTAAGATTACGCTTACAAAGGACAACAACGTAAGCGTACTTTCCGAGTACGACGTGGACTACGAGATACCAGCCGAGCAGAAGCTGGGTTATCAGACAGGCAGCACAAGCTGGGATAACGTGAGCGCGAAGCCTATTTCCAAGGACTTCAAGAACATCGTTAAGGCAGCACGCGCCAAAGGTATTCACTTGAAGTTTGCGTTTATGAACGTCGATACGTTCGCCAAGTTCGCAGACACCGAGGAAGTACAGAAGAAGTGCGCAAGCTTTGCGGCCAACGCCCTCGACTTGCAGGACACCCCGGATTTGGAGACCGTGAACAAGGCCATGAAGAAGCTGGCCTACCTTTACGGCTTGCAGATTGTGGTTATCGACCAGGACATCACCTTAGAGCTTGCAGACGGAAGCCGCCCCTACAGCGGCAACCCGTTCGCCGACGATGTGGTTATGTTCAGCGAGACCAAGCAGCTGGGTTATACCTATTGGAAGACCCCGGCAGACAACAAGCTGCAAGGCACAGCCGCAATTAAGGCCATGAACGGCCACACCCTTATTAAGAAGTTCGCTAACGAGGAACCCGTAGAGGAAGTAACTATGGGCGTGGCTAACGCTTTCCCGGCGTGGCTTTCGTCTTCCCGTACATACCTTCTGGACACGGCGCACACCTCATGGAGCCACTAACAGACAGGCGAAGGGCTGGGAGCCAAAACAGGTTACAGCGTAGCGGCTGCCAGCCCGGAGCCTTCCCAAAAGCATAGGCAATGACATACAGAGAATGGATTACAGCCACAACCCGGCGTTTTGGGGTAGGCAGCGAAGACGTTGAGCTAATCATGGCCAACCAAACGGAGCTTATACCCGACCCGGACGCAACCGTAGAAGCGAAGACGGCGAAGAAAGCCTTAGTTAAGGAGTTTGCCAGCATTATCCCGCTGGCCAACGTGAGCGAAGGCGGCTATTCCGTTTCGTGGAACATGGAAGCCGTAAAATTGTGGTACAACCAAACCTGCGACGAGTTAGGCATCATTCCAGCCGACAAGCCGAAGGTTAGAGACAGGAGTAACGCATGGTAGATATTTCAGCAGTCATTAACAACCAATACCCCCACTTCCTATATAAGCGAACCAGCGGCGAAGCCGTACAGAACGCCAACGGAAGCTGGGTAACGGAAGACAAAGCAGCCTTCACGCTTTGCGGCTCATGCCGGGAGGAAACTAACGGCAAGGGAAACAAGGTACAGGCGGCTAACGGTGTATTCCGGGAGTTTTCCTCTTTGGTGCAGATACCCGTAGGCGTAGAACGCATCCCGGAGGGTACGGAAATAGTTGTTACGACTACCGAGGTAGAACCCGGCGAGCTTCTAAGCGAAGACTTTGTAGAGAGAGCCAAAGCCGAAGGGATTGTTAGAATTTCCGGCGAATGTCTCAAATTTGACGAAGGTAGGCTACATAGCAGACTATGGGTTTAACGGCGCAGTTCAAAGGCAATATAGACGCTACGTTTGGCGCGTTTCTTGAAGAAGTGGAAAGGCAGATAATAGAAAGCCTTTGCAGAATCGGCGAGGAAGCGGTTACACACGCGAAGCTCGTGCCGCCGGAACGCGGATTTACCGACCGAACGGGAAACCTACGCTCTTCTATTGGCTACGTCGTTTGTAAGGACGGCAAGCCGATAAACATAGCTTTTGAAGCCGTGAAGGGCGGGCATGTAGGAGTACATACCGGGCAAAAGCTGGCTATGAACGTAGCCAAGAACTACCCGGAAGGCTATACGCTTATTGTGGTAGCAGGTATGGACTACGCGGTTTACGTCGAGAGCAAGGGGCGCGACGTATTGACATCAGCCGAGACCGAAGCCGGGAAGCTGTTAGCCCGCGAGTTAGCCGACATTATTAGGAACATTCAAGACGCAATACAATGAAGAAAGTAAGCAGCATAGACACGGACGATATTCTTTACGGGCTTATCACGAAGGCAGTAGAGGACGGCGTTATTTCGATTTCCGGCGTAGTCTGTCCGCAGGGCGAACGCCCCGACGATAGCAAGGCAGAGGACATCGTTATTAACACCATTACCGTAACACACGAAAAGCCGCAGTCAGGAACCTCGAACGTGAACATCTACGCAGCCGACAAGAAGCTGACGATTAACGGGAAGGAGCAGTACAAAGCCGACCGGGAGCGTTTGCGGGAGATAGGCGACGCGCTTACGGGCTTCTTAGACGCGCAGAATGTACCCGACCTTGAATTTGAGATAGAACAGGATGTAGTTATTAAGGAGATAGAGGTAAAACAGCACTACCGAAACCTCCGTATTTCGTGGAATATTCATTAACAAATTTATACGTACTATTATGGCAAATACAGTAACTTTGGGATTGGCCGAAATTAAGTTTGGTGCAACCGCACAGGAAGCAACTACCCTCGGCCTTACCTACCAAGACAGCTGCACCGTTTCGCAGGATGACCCCGAAACGACCGAGTTCTACGCAGAGGAAGAAGACGACCCGATAGAGATTACCGAACGCCCCGGCGCAATTCGCGCCACCTTCCAAATCATGGATCCAACCGCTGCACTTGCAGGGAAGGCAGGAACCAGCGAGGAAGGCGTTTTGACTATCAAGCCTAAGAAGGGCTTGCAAATCACCTTCAACCGGGCGAAGATTTCCTACAAGCTCGATGGTCAGTACGGGCGCGGCGGTTTGTTCCTTATCACCGTGAACGCGGTAGCCTTGAAGCCTGCAACGGGCGACAAGATTACGGTAGCCGCAGTTAGCTAAACGGGTTTTCCCTGTTCGATAGTTAGTTTTAGGTTTTTAAGTTAGTAGTGGGAAGCCCCCGGCGATACGTTAGCGCGTTTTCGGCAGGGGCTTTTATTCTTTCAAAAGAGCATGGCAGAGACAAACGAGAAAATAGCAGCCTTAGAAGCGGAGCAGAACGAACTAAGGCTTATGATACGGGAAGGCGTAAGCTTTGACGTGAATTTGAAGTACAAACGCCGGAAGCCCGGCTTTTGGGGCTTCTTCAAGAAGCGCGAGTTAGTGACAGAAAAGCGCGTTTACAAGATAGAGGAACCGACGCTTTCAACCTTAGACCGTCTTAGCGCGATTTGGGTACAGATGGAGATAGACGAAGCCCGGCTTACCGACGAAGACTATTTAAGGACGGCTAAGATGATAGCCAACAAACAAGCCCGGAAGCTGGCTGAGATTGTAGCCATAGCCGTATTAGGCGAAGACTACTTTATAGCAACAGACCGGGGCGGCTGGTTTACCCGGAAGGAAGACAAGGAAGCTTTACGGCGACTTACTTCTACATTCTTCCACAGCCTAAAGCCTTCCGAGCTGTTCACGCTGGCGGTACTAATTACCAACGTCAGCAACTTAGGGGATTTTATAAACTCTATAAGATTGATGAGCGCAACACGCACCAGCGACCCGACGCATCTTATAGAGCAACAGGGCTAAGAAGTCCATACGGAAGGCGGGGCTCAGTTTGTGCGCATTTCGGCTGGACTTTGGACTATTTGGAACACGGCATCCCGTGGGCTACCGTTCAGAGGATGCTAATAGACGCGCCGGGCGTGGAGGAAAAGGCCAAGGAACAGAACATAGACATGGCCTTAACAGACGATAACGCGGCGCAGGTTTTGGAGTTACTTAATTCATTTAACAAGCAATAGACATGAATATACAAGGCGGCGGCATTTCCTTCGAGGTAAGCGGAACCAACGCAAAGCTGATGAAGGTATTAGAGCAGAGCAAAAGGGCTATTTCTACGTTCAGCAAAGAGGGCGTAAGAGCTGGCGCGGACATAGACAAAGGCTTTGAACAGGCGGCTAACGCCATTCAAACAGCCTTTCAGAAGGTGGATGCCGTAATAGACGAGAACCTGCAAGCCATTAAGGAGCTACAGGCACAGAACGAGAAGCTACAAAAGCTGTACGCACAGGCTTTTTTAGCTGGCGACGATGCGAAGGCCAACAGCCTAAAGCAACAGGTAGCCGAGAATAACAATATAATACGCGCCCGTCAGCAGATTATCGACCAAGCCCAGCCTATTATAGCAGAGCTGAACGAGGAAGAAAGGAAGCTACAGGAGCAGAAGAAAGCCATAGAAGGCAACGTAGAAGCTACCAAGAGCCTAAAGGCACAGCTTAGAGAGTGTAAGGAGCAGTTAGCCATCATGGAAGCCAACGGGCAGCGCGGAACGGAAGCCTACAGGAAGATGCAGGCCGAAGCCGGACGGCTTACCGACGCTTTGGGCGACGCGGCGCAACAGGCTAAGATACTTTCCCATGACAACCAGCTTTTGCAGGGTACAATGTCAGCCGTTAGCGGCATAGCCGGAGCGTTCACGGCAGCACAGGGAGCCGTAGCACTTTTCGCAGGGGAGAACGAGAACCTACAGCGTATCATGTTGAAGGTTCAGAGCCTTATGAGCATAACGATGGGTTTGCAGCAGGTTATGAACACGTTAAACAAAGATAGCGCGTTTCAACTTGTAATAGTGGCACGGGCAAAGGACATGCTAACAGCGGCAAACGCCCGGCTTGCAACCGCGTTAGGAATTTCGACAGCAGCAGCCCAAGCACTTATGGCCACCCTGACGCTGGGGCTTTCCGCAGCTATTACGGCTATTGTCGTACTTATTTCCCGGTTGAGCAGCGAGAACGCCAAGGCAGCGGAGCAGCAAAAGAAATTCAACGAGGAAGTAGCGAAGGCAGCAGCAAAGCCGCTTTCCGCGTATATTCAGCTAAAGACGGAATGGGAGAACCTAACAGGCTCCATGAAAGACCGGGAGAAGTGGGTTAAGGACAATGAAGACCGCTTCAATGCTTTAGGCTTGAAGGTGTACGACGCTAAGACAGCCGAAGACGTACTTAATAAGAATACAAAGGATTTCGTTTCCGCTTGCATAGCCAAGGCCAAGGCGTTAGCAGCCCAGCAGCTTGCAGCGGAGAAGTACGAGGAAATTCTAAAGAAGCAAGCCGAGGTAGAAGCAATGCCGGACAAAGTAACGAAAGTAGTAGGCGCGGGGATGTACGCAAGAGTGGCTACCGTGGAGAATAGCGAAAAAGCAGACGCTGAAAAGGAGTTAGAGAAGATGCGCACCGAAGCGAAGAAGTTCATCGAAATGCAAATGCAATTCAGCAAGCAAGAACAGCATTTTTTATCCAAGTTAGGAGCAGCAGCACAGACCACCGTAGCCGGGAGCGTGGAAGCCGTGGAAAAGGAAATAGCAAGCCTACAGGCGCAATATAAGAGAGCCGCCACCGACAGCGCACGGGCAGACCTCGCAAAGCAGATTAAGGAAGAACAGGCCAAGCTAAAGAAGATACAGCTCGACACAGGTAGCGGCAAAGGTTCCGGCAGTACCGGGAATACCCCGAAAGACCCGTACTTAGACATGCTACAGAAGCGTAAAGCAGCCTACGACCAATATTCCAAGTGGGTACAGAGTGAGGATGCGGAAGTTAGGGCAGCGGCAAGCACGACGTTTGCCGAGCTTCTTAAAGAGGGAACCAGCTACCTCGACTATTTGGAGAAGCAGCGCGAGACGATTAGCAGCAAGGCGACCAAAACGGCGGCAGACCTGCAACGCCTTCAAAAGCTAAACAACGAGATAGCAGAGCAGACGAAGCAAACCGTTCTTTCCGACTTTGAAGAACAGCTTAACCGGGAGCTGGAGCAATGCAATACGATAGGCCAGCGTTTGGAAGCCTTAGCGAAGCGACGCGGAGAACTGGCCAAAGACAACAGCGACACAGACCGGGGAAAGGCCGGGATGTTGGACGCTGCCGAAGCCCGCGTTTTAGAGCAGGCCAAGCAGGAAACTGCCCAGCTCTTGCAGCAATACGCGGCCTACACAAACGAGCGCATCAAGTTTGAAGAAAGCTACGCCCGGAACCGGGAGCTTCTTAACGCTACCATTCACGCCAAGGAGTTAGACAGCGAAGACGCTTTTATAGCAGAATTGCTAAAGGCTAAAAAGGCTTATAGTGATTACGAAAAGGAAATAACCAGCGGCGATGCCACAATAGCAGGCAGCGCAAAGCAGCGTTATGCGGAGCAACTAAAGGCCGGGCGTGATTTTGTAGATATGCTTAACAACAAAATTCGTGAGCTTGAAGACAAACAGGTAAAAGTAGGCTTAGACGTAGAAGGAACGGAGCAGCTTAAAAAGTTGAAGGCGGTTCTTAATTCGGAACTTGTCACAGACGAAAGGATAAGGGCAGCGACGGATGCGCTTGCAGCTCTTGAAAAGCAGGCCAAAGCCTACGCGAAACAGACCGATAGCCAAGAATACGACGAAATGCTGGAAAAATATAAGACTTACCAGCAGCAAATTACAGAAATCCGCGAGAAGTATGCCAGCGAAAGAGCGTTAGCAGAGAAAAACAACAATATCGAAATGCTTGCAGAAATCAACGCGGCAGAGCAGGCCGAGCTGAGCAAGATTGCAACGCAAAGGCTTATGGCTACGGACAGCTGGAACCAGCTTTTTAGTGACCTTACGAAGCTTTCACGTTCAACGATTAGGAAGCTAATTAACGACATCAACAGCAAAAAGATTGAGTTTAGCGCACAATTCAACCCGGCAGACCTACAAGCTATTAACCAGCAGTTAGAGAAAGCCGAAAGCGAGCTTTACAAGCGCAACCCGTTCGGTGCACTAAAAAAGGAGTTCAGCTTGCTAACAAAGTCCATGAAGGCTGAGAAACTACTTACAAGCGAAGACCCGTTTATAAAGAACTTGCTCGCAAAGAAGGAGCAGTACAAAAAATATACGGACGCTATACAGAGCGGCGACAAGGTTTTAGCAGCAGCGGCAAAGGAAGATTTTTCGGATTTGCTAAAGGAAGGCTCAACCTATATTAACAACCTAAGAAGGCAGATTGCAGAGCTTGAAGACAAAAAGATTTCTATAGGGCTTGACTTAGACGAACAAGAATCCTTGTCTAAGCTAAACATTCTGCTTGACAAGGAATTAGGCGCGATAGGCGAGCTTAATGGCGACAATTTCAGAAAGCTCATGGAAGCAGGAAACAGCCTCGCAGACAATTTCAAACAGATTACGGATTGCATGCGGAGCATAGCCGACGAGATAGGCAACGAAGACCTAAAGGACGTAGCAGACGCAATGGATGACGTTTTAGGCAACTTCCAAGCAGCCGAGAAAGGAGCCGAAACGTGGGGCGGCTGGTGGGGCGCAATTATAGGCGGCGTTACCGACCTCGTACCAAAAATTATCAAGTGGACGAGCGGAGACCGCGGTTTGGAAAAGCAGATACTTAACCACCAAAGAGCCGTTAAGAAGCTTCAAGCAGCATACAGCGACTTAGACCATCAAGTTAAAACCTCTTTGGGCGAAGTGAAGTACAGCAACCAAAAAGCCCTAATAAACAACCTTCGACAACAACAGGTGCAGATTGAGCTAATGAAGAAAGCAGAATTAGACAAGAAAAATACAAACTGGGATGCTGTACAGGAATACGACAACCAAATAGTGGAAGCCCGGCGAAAGATAGAGGATATTATAGCCGAGATTACGGAAAGCGTTACGCAGACCAACGCCGGGGATTTGTCTAACAAGCTGGCCGACGCTTTGGTAGAAGCCTTTGAAGCCGGAGAGGACGCTGCTGACGCTTTCGGGAAGGTAGCTAACGACGTACTAAAGAACGCCGTAAAGAACGCCCTAAAGCTTCAATTCTTAGAGAAGCCTTTGCAGAACGCCATCAAGCAACTGCAAAAAGATATGGGCTTTGACGAAGAGGGTAACGGAACCTTCGACGGGCTTAGTGCAGCAGAACAGGCACGTTTTAAGGACGCTATAGCACAGGCCGGGGCGAACTTCAACCAAGCAATGCAGATGTATAAGGACTTATTCGAGCAGCTCGACGAAAACGACCCCAGCACACTAAGCGGAGCCATCAAGGGAGCCAGCCAAGAAAGTATAGATTTGCTTGCAGGGCAGGCCAACGCGGTAAGGGTAAACCAAGTAACCTCGTTAGACATCATGCGCCAGCAGCTTACACGGCTTTCCAATATAGACGCTAACGTAGGCACGATAGCCGGGCGGCTACTTACGATTATTAACAAGCTCACGACCCCAGCCGATGACGGCTTACGCGGGCAGGGCATAATAGACTAAGATATGGATTTCAGCAGCTTAAAGAAAGCTTTGGCCGCAGAAGCACAGGCGGCGGGCATTTGTTCGGAATGGTACAATTTCATTCTGAGCGCACAGAGTAAGGAACGGCTAATAGCCCTTTATTATAAAGGGTTCGACTTTGTGAAAGACAACGATTTCCCAAGCGAGCCGTTACGCCGGGAGTTCGACGATATACGCCGGAACTTCGGCGTTTACGAAGGCGAGCAGTTTAATACGAAGAATCCGCGAAGACTTGTAGCGTACACGGGCGCGAAAGGTTCAGCGGAATATAGTAACTTTGCAGCGGCGCAAGTCTGGGCGCGTCCGGGTTCAGAGGTTGAGGTTACGGCAATCGACCATGCCTTTGTAACGGTTAGCGTAGCCAAGGGCGCGATAGTGAGAGTTAAGGCGAGCGGCTACGCCCGCGTTATTGTCTTCCTTCACGGCGGGAGCGAGACGCACGAAGCAAGCGAACACGCCATAGTAAAAATTAAAGAATAGCAAGAAAGAAAATGGCAACAGAACAAAACTTAATACTTTACCTTCCATGCGACGAAGCGGAGGGTTCGGCAATAGCCTACGACTACAGCAGGGGCAGACATGACGCAACCGTAGAGGGCGCAACCTTCGCCAGCGGAAAGCAAGGCAACTGCCTACACTTCGACGGCAATGGGAAGGCAGAGATAGAAGCGAACGTAATTTCTTTGTCCGGCGACTTCACGCTGTTGGCGTGGTTGAAGCTCCCGGCCTTCGAGGACGGCATTACGGGCGTTAAGGTAGGGCTTTTCTGTAACACGTCGCAGGCCGAAAACGGCTACCGGGAAGCGTGGATAGACGCGCCCTTAGATACGTGGGGCTTCTTTGTAGTCAGGAAGCAAGGCAACACCGTTAGCCTGTACTTAGACACCCAGCTTATGGGTACTATTGAGTTGCCCGCGACGCTTACCGGGCTGGGATTGGTGCAGGATGTTTACGGAACCAGCTACGCAGTAGCAGACGTAGACGAAGTGAAGGCTTATAACGTAGTCCTTACCGACGATGAAATAGAAGCTCTCCTTAACGAGACAAAGCAGCTTGAATATTACATAGACGGCGTGAACTTCAAAGACTACGGCATCCGGGTAGAGAGTTCGCAGGGTTTGGTAGACCTTCTTAGCTTGAAGAATACCCCGACTATTGAGAACGACAACTATCACGGCGAAATGGTGGATTTGTCGGAAAAGCGTTACCAGCCGCGAGAAATAACGCTTAACTGCTGGATAAAGGCGAAAGGTAAGATGGACTTCACGGAGCGCGTAAACAAGCTTTACGCACACTTCCAAAAAGAAGGAACCGCCCGGCTTATGTGTTCAATACACCCGACAAAGCCGTTAGTATATGATGTGTACTGCCCGGAAGGAATAGCACAGGAAAAGAAGTGGCACGACGATATGATGATAGGAACCTTTGCCATGAAGGTAAGGGAACCCGACCCGGTTAAGCGCGTAGTCAGA